GTTCGAGAACTCCAAGATCGTCAAGGCTGACGTGGTCAAGAAGAACGAGGAGATCGGTACCACCGTCCTCTTCGTGGCCAAACTAGGTCCTTTGGCTTACAACGACAACGAGAAATTCCCCCTTGGCCCCTGGTGCAAGGAAGGCGATTTCATCCTGGTGCGCACGTACACGGGAACGCGGTTCAAGATCCGCGGCACCGAGTGGCGGCTCATCAACGATGACCAAGTCGAGGCAGTTGTCTCGGACCCCCGCGGAATCACCCGCGCAGCAGCTTGAAGGAGCGCTAAATGCCAAAACCCAACTTCCCCCACGAAGAGTTCGATCCGGACTTTGACAACATCACCGTGGCCCCGGGCGACGAAGACGACGGTCCCAGCACCAGCGTCGATCTGCCCGGCCCGAAAGAAGACGATTTCGAACTGGACATCGTCGATGACACGCCTGCGGCCGACAAAAAAGCCCGCGCGCTGGACCGCGAGGTGGCCGAGCCCACCGACGAGGAGCTGGCCAGCTACGGCCAGAATGCGCGCAAGCGCATCGGTGAACTGACGCATGCCCGCCACGATGAGCGTCGCCGGCGTGAGGCGCTCGAGCGTGAGCACCAGGAGCTGATGAACGCCACCAAGGCCTTCCAGGAAGAGAACGCGCGGCTTCGCAAGGCGTATGAGGAAGGCTCCCAGCAGTACTCGAAGGCGCAAGTGGCGTCCGTTGAGGCCGAGGTGACCGCGGCGCGCAAAGCGTTGCAGTCCGCCAACGAGACGCTGGACCCCGACGAGATCACGAAAGCGCAGGAAGCGCTCACTGACGCCAAAATCAAGCTGATTCAGGCACAAAACTTTCGTGCGCCTGTTGTGCCAACGTCGAAAGATATGGTACAAACGCGTCAAGCACCAGCCGATCCGGCGCCTGCGGACCCGAAGCTCAAGTCCTGGATGGATGCGAACAAGTGGTTCACCGCCCCGGATAGGGTCGCCGAAACCAGCTACGCACTTGGGCTGCATCAAGAACTTGTGCAAAAAGGCTACGCCCCCGGCAGCGACGCCTACTACGAGCAGATCGACGCTCGCGTACAGAAGGTCTTCCCAGATCTCAAACCCTCCCAACGACAGCAAGACGACGAGCCCGCGCAACGCCGCAAAACCACCTCACCCGTGGGAGCAGTCGAGCGCACACCGGCCGGAAAGCGACGCGTCACCCTGACGTCGACCCAGATGGCTCTGTGTAAGAAACTCGGAATCACCCCGCAGCAGTACGCTGCTCAAATTGCATCGAAAGGAGTCTGATCATGGCAAGCCGCACACCTCGCGAAATTGAAACTCGCGCTGACGAAGAACGGGTCGAGTACACGCCACCCGACCAGCTGCCTCAACCGCGCCCAGAGCCTGGGTACGTTTTCCGATGGATTGCCACCCACGTGTTGGGTGAAGCCTCGGGCCGAAACGTATCGCAGAAGTTCCGGGACGGCTGGGTTCCTGCAAAAGCTACGGACCACCCTGAGATGAACGACCTTGCCAACAAGGAGGGAAACATCGAAGTGGGCGGCCTGATGCTCTGCAAGAACACAGAGGAGCAAGTTGAAGCACGTCGGCGTTTCTACGCCAACAAGAACTTGCAACAGATGCAGTCGGTCGATGAGCAGTTCATGGCCCAAAACAACCCCCTGATGCCCAAGTTCCGGAAGGTCAAATCGACCGTGACGCGGGGTCGGGGATTCGGAAACGGATCCTGATTTAGGAGCGAAATATGTCCCAAACTGCAGCCCCCTACGGCCTGCGTCCGGTCAAGCGCGCTGATGGTCTGCCCTACGCGGGCGCCATGACGGAGTACTTGATCGACCCTGCCGGCGAAGCAACGAACCTTTTCACCGGCCAAGTGGTCAACCTGGGTGCCGACGGCTACCTCGCGTTGTCGACCGCCACCGGCGCTGATGCCACCACCAACGCACTTCCAACCGGCGGCACCCTGCGCGGTTCGATGGGGGTGTTCATGGGCTGCGAGTATGTGAATGCTCAAGGTCAGGTGATCCACTCGCCGTACTACCCCGCCAACTACGCGGCTCCTGCCGGCACCAAGATCAAGGCCTACGTGGTCGATGATCCGAACGTGCTGTTCCAGGCGCAGCTGGACGGTGTGGCAGACCAGAGCGACATCGGTGCCAACACCTTCTTCGCCGCGGCCCAGTCCACCAGCACGGGCAACGTCCGTACCGGTGCCTCGACCTCTGCGCTGGAGTCCACCACGGTGACCACCACCGCGGCTTTCCGGATCGTCGGTTTCGTGTCGCCTTCGGACGACGCTTTCCCCGATGTGCTCGTGAAGTTCAACCCCGGCTACCACGCCTACACCAACGCCGTCGGCATCTGAGGAGCACAACATGGCAATCTCCCGCGCACAAATGCTCAAGGAACTTCTTCCTGGCCTGAACGCTCTGTTCGGCCTGGAGTACAAGAAGTACGCCGAGGAGCACAAGGAAATCTTCGAAACCGAGTCGAGCGATCGCTCCTTCGAAGAGGAAACCAAGCTGGCCGGCTTCAGCGCTGCCCCGGTGAAAACCGAAGGCGCCGCAATGGCCTACGACAACGCCCAGGAAGCATTCACCTCGCGCTACGTGCACGAGACCGTGGTGCTTGGTTTCGCCATCACCGAAGAGGCGATGGAAGACAACCTGTACGCTTCCCTGTCGGGTCGCTACACCAAGGCGCTGGCGCGCTCGATGGCACACACCAAGCAGGTCAAGGCTGCTGCAGTGCTGAACAACGGCTTCAACGCTGCCTTCGCCGGCGGCGATGGTGTCGAGCTGTTCTCCACCGCACACCCCCTGATCGGCGGCGGCGTGAACTCCAACGAGCCGGCCACCCCTTCGGACCTGAACGAGACCGCTCTGGAAAACGCTGTGATCCAGATCTCGCAATGGACCGACGAGAAGGGCCTGCTGATCGCTGCGAAGCCGATGAAAGCCATCGTGCCCACCCAGCTGCAGTTCGTGATCGAACGCCTGATGAAGACCGAGCTGCGCGTCGCGACGGCCGACAACGACATCAACGCGTTGAAGTCCACGGGGGCCATCCCGCAGGGCTACCGGATCAACCACTACCTGACCGATCCGGATGCGTGGTTCCTGTCGACCGATGTGCCTGACGGCCTGAAGCACTTCGAGCGCGTGGCCATGAAGACCGGTTCCGACACCGACTTCGACACGGGCAACATGCGCTACAAGGCTCGCGAGCGTTACAGCTTCGGCTGGAGCGACCCGCTGGGCATGTACGGCTCCCCCGGCGCCTGATCGGCGACTGACTAAAGCAAGGGCTCACTTCGGTGGGCCCTTCTTTTTTTTCTAGAAAAAGGCATACACTACATAAAAAGGAGTTGTGTATGCCATATAAAGTCGACATCTGCGGGATATACAAGCTCGTGAACAAAGCGACAGGGCAGTGCTATGTTGGGCAGTCGCAGCGAGTTCGCAAGCGGATCAAGGAGCACTTCAGGCTGTTGCGACTTTACAAACACCCCAACTTACATCTACAGCGAGCCTACAACAAGTACGGGGCAGAGAATTTCTGCGGTGCGGTCGAAGCTGAGTGTTCCGATCTGGAAGAGCTGGATCGGTTGGAGGAAGCCTTTATTAAAGGCGACGCGTGGTTTGATGAACCAACGGTCTACAACATCGCCGATTTTGCCAAAGCTCCGATGCGAGGAAAGGTCCATAGTGAAGAGGTACGGCAGCGTATTCGCTTAGGCCGTAGGGCAACGACGTTTGACTACTCAGCGCCTGAGTACCGAAAGCTGCTGTCCGAGGCGCAGATGGCCCGCTATCACCGGGACCCGAAATTCATTGCAAAGCTAAAGTTTATCCTTGAGAATGAAGACCTGTCCTATGCAGAGCGCGCTAGGCGGGTTGGCTCCGATACTAGCTCGACCCGTAGGTTGGCGTTAAGATATCAACACCTCAAAGGAACACTGTAATGGCACAAACTCGCTTCTCCGGCCCCGTTGCTTCGGACAACGGCTTCGCCTACGCCCCCTTGACCACGGCCACGCTGCCGACGCTGACCGCAGATGACGCCGGCCAGACCCGCCTGATCACGGACAACGGCGCAGGCAACAACGAGACCTGTATCGTCATCTGGACCGGCAGCGCCTGGGTCACCGCCGTCGGCGCAGCTCTGAGCTGATAGGGGTAGAACATGGGAAACGCTGCATACCGCACCCCCAACGCCACGGTACCGGCATGGTCGGCAGCCGCCGTAGTTCCCAGCGACAGTGTAGAAATCAACTGCACCCGCGGACTTTTTGTCGGGGTCGGGGGCAATATCACCGTGGACATGGCTGTCCAAGGCTCCAACATCACTTTCGTCAATGTCCCGTCCGGGACACTCCTTCCGCTTCAAGTCACTCGCGTGTATCTCGCAGGCACGTCGGCGAGCAGCATCCTAGCACTCTACTGAAAAAGAGGTCATCATGGCAAACGCAGTCTACCCCCTGTACAAGCAAAACCAAATCCAAGGTGTTGCGGGCACGGCCTTGACAGGCACTTTGCGAGCCGCTCTCGTGGATCTCGCGCTCTACACCTACAGCGCAGCGCATGAGTTTTACACCTCGGTCAGCGCGGCAGTGGTGGGCACCCCCGTCGAGCTGACCGGCAAGACCTATGTGAACGGCCTGTTCGATGCAACGGACACGACCCTCGTCGCTGTCACGGGCGACCCGTGCGAAGCCGTTGTGCTCTTTCTCGACACGGGCACTCCGGCCACTTCCCGCCTCGTCGGTTACTTCGACACGGGTGTTGGGGGCCTGCCCGTGACGCCGAACGGCGGCGATGTGCTGCTAACCTGGAACGCGTCAGGCATCATCCAGTTCTGAGCGTGGATTTTTATCGGCTGCTGCACAGGCCGGTAACACCTTAAATAGGACTTCGCCATG